AAGAATGTTCTGACAAGTTTCTTTACTAATGATTTCGGTGGTTATGGACGTACTGCTACAAAACTGAGCATGCAGGGAGAGATGTTGACTCAAGAATCTACCAGAGGAATGTCCATGGCTAATAAGATTGCTCAGTTGGCAAGTGAAAGTGGATTCGGTGATGTAAGTTCAGAACAAGTCCTATCTAGAAGTGTGGGTGTGGTAGTGAACTCAAATACAGAATTACTTTTTGCTGGTGTGTCCTTGAGATCTTTTGAATATCAATGGTTGATGAGTCCAAGAAATAGACTAGAAGCAGCAAACGTTAGAATGATTATTCGTGCATTTAAACAATGGTCTGCTCCAAAAAAAATTAGAAAGATAGACAATGGAGAATTATCCAACGTAGGTAAGGCTGGTGGCCCATCATTCTTCTTAGGAACTCCTAATATATTCAGACTAAGATTCGTTACTGGTGGTAACAGGAACATTCTTGGTGTGAATAAATTTAAGCCATGTGCTTTACAGAACGTAGATATCAACTATACTCCAGAGGGACAGTGGATGGCATATGAGAATGGTATGCCAATATCTGTCATGATGACTCTTAGATTTGCTGAACTTGAACCCATATATGATACAGATTATAGTGAGGATATTGCTAAAGATAGACAATATGATCCTAATGATCCAGAGTCGATTGGAGATTTAATGCCAATAAGTATTATCAAACAAAACAGTCCATATTCAACAGATATAGGTTACTAAAATGTCGAAAGGTTATTTTTCTTATTTCCCAGATATAAATTACGTCTCTAGGACTACAGATAGATCATCTAATGATGAGTTTATCCCTGTCAAGAATATTTTTAGAAGACCTAAGCTTCGTGATGATCTTGAGAGTGTTCTCACAGCATTTGAAGATTACATGATTATTGGAGATGACAGACCAGAACAAGTTTCTGAAAAAGTATATGGCGATCCTAGATTTGATTGGGTTATTCTAACAACAAATAATATTACTAAGATTCAAGATCAATGGCCATTAAACTCTAATGACTTCCAGAGATACATCTTTGATAAGTATGGCACTGAAGAAAAGTTATCCGAGGTACATCACTACGTTACCGAACTATTAGTAGATGACAATTCTAGAGTGGTAGTTCCAGAGGGTTTGGTTGTAGATTCTAATTTTGACAGCAGATATCTAGAGAGAAACTTTGCAAGACAAGAGGAAGTTACTTTTAGTGGTAGTAGTTTAAATGAATTGTCTAGTGTTGATAATGCTGGTACAGTTAGAGATTCTAATGGTAATATAATCTCACATACTAATGTGTTTGCCGTCAGTAACTATGAGTTTGAAGAGAATGAAAATGACGCTAAGAGAAGAATTAAAATATTACAACCACAGTTCTTAGAAGTTGCAGTTGCTGATATGAATAAAATTATGAAATATAAAAAGTCTGGCGACTTTATCAGTGCCAGACTTAAAGGAACATATAACCCAAGACTTAGTGGGTCATAAATTTATTCTTCTGCGAGTTTCTGAAAATAACTTAAAGCATCATCCTCATCTTCTGTTGTTACAGTTGCAGCAGCAGATAGATTAGATATTTCATCTAGTTCATCAGCAGATGGACGATTTAACCCTTCACTTAGATCTTCTAGATCTTCAGTGTCAACTTTAGGTGTAACTACTTTCTTAGTTCCTAAAACAGCATCCAAACGTCCTTTGAGTTCATCATAAGTTTTAAACTGATCAGGAGCAGTAAACTCACTTAAATCATAGATCTTGTCGTAGATCTTTTCTAGTTCAGCATCATCATCTAGAAGTGCCTCAGTCTTTCCAAACTCTGAGCTATCATAGTTCCAGAATCCAGCGACTTGTTTGATCTTTAACTTGAAGTTAGCACCCTTCCAAAAATCGAATGGATTGATTGGTTCTTCATCTTCAAACTCAGGTTGCATTGCAGCAGTGATCTTATCAAAGATCTTCTTACCAAACTTATAAAGTTTGACTTGTCCTTCGTTCTCAGGATTTGCAGAATCTTTTACGATATAAACGTTTGCATAGTAGGAAAGCTTACGCTTTTGTTTACGAGCAATGTCTTTATCAGATTCACGACCACTATTCCAAAGAGTTCTGTTAAGTTCTCCGACAGGATCGTTTTTACCAACAGTAGTTAAACTGTTCTCAATATACCAACCACCTGGCCCTTGAAAGGCATGACTCCATACTTGAGTCCATGGCAGTTCAGCATTGGCGTGTGCAGGGAGGAATCGAATGATAGCGAATCCATTACCAGCCTTATCTACAGCTGGTTTCCACAACCTTTCATCAGTATTACTTCCACCTTTTTCGTTGAGTTTCTCAACTTTTTTCATCAATCTCTCTGTAAGAGAGCCTGCTTTAGATTGTTTCTTTAATGCAGCAAATGACATTTAGTATTCTCCGTATTTTTGTATTGTTGGATTGTTTATATTATAACAGATAATATTATATTAGTCAATCTGGTATGTTATTTTCTAACTTATCCAGAGTGGCGCTAAGAGTATCAAAAAAAGCATTGATATTCTGACCGTCCTTCAATCCTAGAAACTTTGCAGATTCTACGATTTGTTTTTTCATCTCAATAGCATCAGCATCTTCTTCCTCTAGTGACAGCCTAAACATAAAGTTTCTCTGTTTCTCTAGAAGTTTTCTCATTTTAGTAATGTACAAGTAACCCTCTTCAGAGGAAGGATCTCTCATCCCTCTGACAGCGATACCTGTCATAATATCTTCTTGTAACTCCTGTATCTCGGCCATTGCGGCTCTGACAGCTGGAGCTTTGAAAAATTCACTCATTGATAGATCTGATGTTATTACTATTTATCTGTTTTAGATACCCACATAGGTAGGTATATCAGGGTAAATGCACTACCCCAAAAGGCGAGAAAAACGTATAAGTGACTACCTCTGTGTGGTGAAAATGCGAACCCTAAGGCTACAACAATCACCCAAACGTAATCTACTATACCGTGAAAGGTTTGCCACCCATCACCATATTTTTCTATGAGATTATCTCTCTGTTTCGCCGCCCAAGGCGAGACATGCCTCATCATTACAAATCCTTCATTTAGAAACATAATGATGAATCCTATCCAGAATATCATAATAATCCTACAATGGCAATTTAGATCTAGAAGTTCTCTTGAGATAATTTAATTCAGTTGCTTCTGCTTTCAACTTATCTTTTAATGGTTTAGAAATTAATTTACCTACAGATTCAAACTCAATATTTTTTTCTTCACAATAACTAATAATTGCTTCAATATAATTGAGTTCAGTGTTCAAAACTAATTGTTCTACATCTTGTGTAAACTTGTTCTGATCGAGAAATTTCTCTTTTAGTAGTTCATTAACTTCTTTCTCCATACTCTCCGAGTTTGTGTGTGACGAATTCTTTAATATACTTGGTAAGAAGTTTAATATAGTCACGTTTGTTGGTTTTTTCATAAACTTTAACATCTCCGTTTTCACATACCATTAAGGTAACAATCTTCTCTACCACAGTGCCTGTCATTTCATAGTACATACAGGCATAGGCAGTCTCTTGAACGAAGTAGTTTGTACACCACTTCTCTGGTTTAATTTTTTTAGATGTTTTAAAGTCTATTATGGCTAATTCGCCATTATATTCTGCAATGCAATCAACTCTTCCCGCTATTCCAAAATACTCACTATATAGTGGTTTTTCTAAAGCATGAATATTATTTATATTATCAAGGTATTTTTTTCCATGTAGGAACAATGCCTTGGTAGTTGGGAGAACATCTAAAGTATTAATATCCTTATTCAAAAGATACTGTTCTACAAGATCATGAAACTTAGTTCCTCTTGTTGTAGCAACTTTTGTAATCTTATTGGCTTCCTCTTCACCAACTTTCTTACGCCAATTAATAAAAGTCTGACGATTATAAAAACTTGTTATAGAGGTAATAGAAGGAGCCTTTTTTCCACTCGGAAGAGTGTAATATCGAACTCCATCTATAGTATTGGCTTCTAATTCAAAATCACCAAGTTTATTCAAGTGGGTAAACATTATAAAGACAAGGCAAGTTTAGTAACCAAATAGTTTCTTACTAGTCCTGATCGAACAATATCATCCAAACCAAATTCAACAACACCAAAATCATCTTCCATGATTTCAATTATGCGTTTAAAGTCTAAGATGCCATTCTTCTCATTGGACTTTGTAAGATCCGTTTGAGTAGAGTCACCACAAAACATTATTTTACAGTTATCTCCTACTCTTGTTATTATACTATCTAATTCGTGAAAATTCAAGTTTTGCATCTCATCTACTAACACAATGCAATTATCAAGTGTTGTTCCCCTGATAAAAGATGTGCTCCAGAATGAAATAGTCTCCTGAGCTTTTAAATTACCGTATAACATTTCAAAGTCATTGTCTGATGGCATTTCAAACATATACTTTACCATATTCTTATATGGAATCTGATAGAGTGATGACTTATCTTCATGGTCGCCTGGAAGGAAACCAATCTCTCTCGTAGATACTAAAGATCTGACAATATACACCTTATCATACGGTGTCATTTCGTCAAGAACATCTTTGAGTGCTAAGAACAGACTTATAAAAGTCTTACCAGTTCCAGCAGCACCATACGCAAACATGTTCTTTCCTTTTGCATAGTGATCAAATAATATCTTTTGATTATCTGTGATAGGTTCGATATCAACTAACATACCATTGTTAATTGGTCTCTTCCTACGTCTTTGTTTAGCAGTCATTCCAACACCTACTGACTCACGATGCTGACTATTAGTATTCCTTCTTTTTTTAGTTGACATTGATACCTCTATTGGCTAAACGACCCTTGACTCCAGCAGTTTTTTCAGATTTCTTTAAAATCTCATTCCAGCCTGGATGTTTGTTGTTGAGTTTATCTCTCCACTCTCCAA